GCTTTTGCTGGTATGTTGTGGGTGTCGTTGTCCAATTCAACTTTTACACTTGCCAAGTCCAGAGCTATATAGCTTATATTCAATGTACTATTGTTGTTACTCAATATATTTGAACTGTCTAAGTGACGAGCAGCAACTACATAGTTTTGTGAAGCCACACCAGTCCAAGTCCAAGTGGTGCTATCGCCCTCAAAGATTTTAACACCAGTGTTCCAGTCTGCACCAGTAATATCTTTGATGATGGTGGTCTTGTAGTCCACTACATTGGGCTTGTTCCAATTGAACTTGATACCACCAGGTTGAGCAACGTAGCTGAATCCTGTTACATCTGGTGGTGGTGTAAACTTACCTACTACTTGGTGAGTTACCCAATCGCTCCAGTTACCCACTCTGCCATCATATGCAACGTACCTTAGCCTAATTCTGTAAGTAACCTGCTCTTCAACATTTTCAAAAGTAATACTGCCTTTATCTAGTTCAGTGGCTACTAGTTTATAGGTTTCGTTTCCTCCTACAAGATCGATCTGACCCTGTACGTGCGTAACTGTTTTTGGTAGTGTAAAGTCTGGTATAAAAGGTACTAAAACGCTGATTACAAAAGTGTCTGTGGATAGGCGAGTCATTACCGTTTCATCACTGACTATTCTGTCGGATAATATCACGGGTACTTTATCACCAATATCATCCAACTGCAGTTGAGGAGTACCTGATATATTACTAAAGTATGCTAAACCTGTATAATTCCAGTAATCTGTAAAGATGTTGTAGCCTAGAGTAACTCCTGAGACGGGCGGCTGTACGCCATAGTCTACAAGGGTTATTCTGGCGTTTTTAGCTCCGCTTGTGGGTTCAATTGACAACACCACCAAGTCTTGTGTTTCTTGTTGTAGTTCTCCAAACATAAACAGGTCATTGTTGCCTGCTTCGGTTGTGGTAGTAGTAGCAGTGGTTTGTACTTTGGTGTAATAACCGTCTTTTAATTTGATAGTTCCAGTTACAGCAGTTAGTGGCTGAATTTGTAAATTGCTAGTAAATACGTATGTAATAGTGGTTGCTGTAACGGCTGAGATCACAGCAGTTGATAGCGACAGATTAACAGTATTTGAGCCTACTGTAACGCTAGGCAGTGTGACTGCTACTCGGTCTCCCACGTTTAATGGATGAGCCCCTAGGGTGAGTACAACTCTGTTGCCACTTAGGGTATTGTAGTTTGTTACAGCAAATGTGGTTTTTAATTGGCGTTCTGTGTTTAATACACCTGTTGTGTCGCTTACACCACGAAATCTGACAGTATAACTTTTGTTTTCTACAACCGGCAGTTCTTCGTATAGTTCAAATATATCGCTGCTCAATCTGTTCTTGATTCGGCCGCTCTGCAATCCCCACATTGGTACGTCATGCAACACTTTGACGCGATCACCTCGGTTGCATACCAAGTACTCTATGTCTGTGTTGATGGTAAAGACCTCTGGTCTCAGTTTGATTTGAGCATAATGCCACCGAGCAAAATCAAGAGCAAGGTCTTTGTTTGTTACGCCTGGTAAAGAAATAGTTTCAAAAAGCTCTGCAGTTTGTCTTGTATAGCCTGTTGCTGGTAGTACTATTTCGTCTGGTTGATAATTTTCTTCTTCATTTAAAAACTGCACCTTAAAAGCGTGTGGATATCGAGGCAGTGCTTTCACACTTTCAAAACCCCAACTGTTGTGAGGAGTAAAGTGTTGTACCACTGTAGACTGTTCACGATCAATTGTAACAGTCCACTTGCCGTCCTTCATTGCAGGGCTGGCCCTGCCGGCCGCACAAATATCTCTCAACACTTCCAATACACTCTTTTGTTGGCTTAATACGCTGTTGTACTCCAGTGCTTTAGTTACAAAAGTTGAAGTTCCTGTTTTTATTTGATAGTTTTGGCAGTAATTATACCAGTCTTGAAGCGCTGCAAGATCTATTTTTGTGTTGATCTCTGATGACTCTACTCTTTGAGGGTTTGCTGGGTGAGTTAAAACATATCGGAAAAGTGCAGCAGGATTGCTGGTAGGGGTACCATCTACCCAACTTGACCCGTTCCACACAGGGCAAATGGTTTGAACAATGGCTGATATACCCTCAATGTTTCCGTTGAGCTGATCTGTGGCTTGAATTTTAATGGCGGTCTTGCACACCTTTGTGTTTAGTGGTCTCTTCGGTGCCCAAGAGTGTGCTGGATAGGGTACTCCATCTTCATTGTAGTCCGAGTAGCCTGTAAACGAGTGCAATACGCTGGTATGAATTAACCTATCGTCTTCGTTTGGCTCCCCGTTGCTGTCTGTTACTCTTTTTATTCTATATTGAATGCCCAGCTTTGTAGTGTCTAACAGGTTGTATGGTACAACATGAGTAAACCCGTCTTTTTCGTTTCTGGTAATAGAAACGGTGTTTAAAGGTGTCCAATTGGTTTCCCAAGTTGTAGCAGTCGCTCTATAGCGGTACTGGACCTGAAACTCAACAGTATGAGACTCTGTTTTTCCACTCTTGACTTTGATTTTACGCAGTCCTTGTGGAAAAGAGATAGCAAGCACTGCTCGTTGTAGTGGTTGTGTAAATGTACTCTCTGTCCAGTTGTCTGTACCACCAACAAGTTGAAACACTTCTGAGGTTTGTTGTGGTTCTTCAACAAACACAGTGTCATCATTGACGCTCATTGCAACCGTTTCTATTAAAGGCGTCCAAGTGTTGTAGTAATTGTTGTTAGGGAATGTACCGCTAACAGTTCGTTGCCTCATGTAGTAGTTGCCGTTATTATAGGTACTATTCCACGTACCTTGGTCAACGTCTGTTGCAACACTACGGTAACCACCAGCCACCAACTCCAATCCGCTATAGTTTTGAACTACGTCACCTGCAACTATGTTTGTAAAGTTTTCAAGTTCGCCAACACCGGGGGTTGCCTGATAGTTAAGGGTTTCTTGTACCACACCAGTGTAATCACTTAAATTGGTTTTGCCAACCAAAAATGAGGTTTCATCTATGCTGAGAGGTCCATAGCCCCATACCAGCATCATGTTTAAGAAGCTAGTACTCTTGCTGCCCACATTGTCAAACGTAACAAAACTGTTCATTCCCAGTGGCGGCGTCATTCGGACCTTGCCCAACACCACAGGAATACCGCCGTATGGAGTGGCCTGGTTCTGGCCGCCACTCACCATGAGTTGGGCTTCGCTGCTGCCTGGGTCCCCTTGTGTAGGTGGTCGGATTGGTAATACTGCGTTGATTAGTGCATTTCCTGCTATAACTATTGCGGCTTGAGTGGCTGCCGTCACGGCAGCTATGCCTTGAACAGTGGTCACGCCTATAGTTTTAGCAACACTTGCTCCAAGTGGTCCGCCAAAATAAAAAGCTGCAGCGACAACTATTAAACTTAAAATTATTCTGGCTGTTTCTTTTTGTGGTACGCTGCGGTATTCCACTGTATCTGCTTGTTGTAGTACAGTGGTATTCCACATTACACGTTGAACTAAAACGCCATTAACAAAGATGTGAATGGTGCTCTCCAGAGCTTTAGCTACGGGGTACTGTTCGCGAACTTTTGAGTACAATTCTTCCAGGGTAGTGCCTGGCACGACCGGCATTACCACACGCTCAGTTTTTAATGGGTGTGGCACTGCATTCAACACCACATTGCACTTCTCACGGTAACGAAAGTACCCACTCACTCTGCGAGACCATTTGATACCATCCAAGTCTTGGATATTACTGCCGCTGCCGGCCTGGGCGTGTAGAAACTGGCGATTGTTGATGCAGACTCCTACATGGCTCAAGTGACCCATTACTCTGAGTACAACAACACAGCCCTCTACAGCCTCGTCCAATTCTTCCCAGCCCTCACGGTACTGGGCAATAAGTTCTTCACTGCGGATTCTGTCGTCTTCTAAGTAGCTGTCAGCAAAGCTTGGAAGGTCAATGTTGTACTCTTGTTTATAGACCAGGCGCACCAATCCCCAGCAGTCAATGCCGCTTTCATCGCGTCCGTGGGAAAGATAGGGTATTCCTAAATATTTATTTGACCACATCAGAACAGTCCTGGAAAAGTTGAGGGATTAAAGCTGTGAACTGGAAATGGCTCACGTTCGTAGTTTACCATCTGTAACTCGCAAGTTACCTGATCACGATTGTAAGTAAAGTTGGTTACATAAAACCCATCAAAGCTCACTTCTACCACGTTGGGGGTAGCACTCAATACTAGCTCCAGTTTTACTTTTGGAGGTTCTTTGAGTTCACGAATAACAGGTATTAGGTAACGAGTAACGTCTCGGATTACTATTGAACAACGAGGAGCTTGTGCTTCATCTTCTTGCGGCAGAGTAATTTCGAGTGGCAAAAAGATATAGTTTTTGGAACGACTGACAATACCATACACCACATCTGTGTTATTTTCACTTATTCTCGTGGTATAACTGTCACACAGTCTTATTTCTTTTGTTACTGTGCCTGTACCTACACCTGGAGAAGTACAAGTAAAAACGGTACCCACAGTGTTAGAAGAACTACCATGTGTTACAAAGTTGGTCGTGCCCACAGTTTCTACTACGTACTCCTCTCCTACTACCATGTCTGTTGCAACAAAGGCCGTAGAAAAAGTTAACAGAGTAAAGAGGTCGCTGGGGCTGTCTGTTGAAAACAGGGCGCGAATAGCACCTGGTGTCATGGTAGTCATTCTGGTCATGGTAATACTTCTAGGGTAAGGTTAACTGTGTAGTATCCGTGGGCCACATAGCTCAGTGTGTAATATTCACCCTCTCCCTGTGGAACGATGCGAACCTCAGATATACCGCCCAGTCGTGGGTGTGGAAATCCAAAGCGCACAGTGCCTTGAATGGTAGTTTTTACAAACGTTTCTCGGGCGGTGACTTGAGCGGTAGTCATTAAAAAACTTACCGCAAGAGTTTGAGGGCGGTTGCCTCGCTTTCTCATTTTAGCAGGTCCACTGTCCGTTGGAGTCCTGACCACTAACACACCACCAGTTTCAGTATACCCCTTTTGAGGTACCTGTGGCAAGGTTGTTGGCCAGGTTATGGTATATGCCATAATTTATCTCCTTATCAATTGTGGTTTCATGCCAAAGGTGTTTGTAATAGCACGATTTGTTGAGCTGCCACCACGTGTTACTTCTCCAGCAGTCATGTCGCCTACAACTACCTCTATTCGTCTGTTGCCACGACTATCCGTGGTTTCACGAGCTTCGGCCTTCTCTGAACTATAGTTGTTGACAACTACCTCTACAGACCCGCCACCGCCGCCTCTGACACCCAAGTTGCCCTGACTATCACGCTTGAGAGGCATGATCGCCTCAGGGCCGGCTTCACCCATCA